AAGTAACAAACCAGATTTTATTAAAAATAAGCCATTGTCCTTTACTCCTAACCTCAGTGTAAAAAACAATGGGACGGCACTGTCTTCTCGCACAACCGCTATTAATTTTATTGGGTCTGGGGTTACAGCAGCATTGGTCTCTGGGTCAGTCAATAGTGTAGAAGTCAGCATCAGTGGCGGAACTCCGCTACCTGCTTCTGCTGCAGGATATTTGTATAACAACGGATCTGGAACACTGAGTTGGGGCACTCCTGCTTCTGGAGGCGGAACTCCGCTGCCCGGTAATGCTACAGGGTATTTGTATAATAACGGCACCGGTACTATAACTTGGAGTGCTGTTTCGTCATCGGCCCCTGGGGCTACAGCACTATCGGCCTTGACCGATGTTGACACCACTGGTGTAGCAGTGGGGAATGTGCTGAAATATACCGCAGTTGGTGGTGTTAACAAATGGCGACCTGTTGCTGCTTCTACAGCAGCAGCTAGTACCAGCTTTACACTGGCTACCACTGATGGCAGTGCTAAAAGCATGGGTGTGGTGCTGACTCCCGGGACTTGGCAAGTAATTCTAGACACCCGCCTAACTATTACTAATGATTATAACCACAATGACGAACTAACACAAACAGCAACTGTGGGGTCTGTTACAGTAACTACCAGTCTTAAAACAAACCGCGGAGGCGGTGCAGGGCATGGACGATTCTCACATATGAGTGACGTAGCGGTAGGAGAATTTACACTCACTGTAGATACCGCAATCGTTATAGCCATGCAGGCGGCGGTTCCCGGAACTACTGCACATACCCCAGTTGGATCTACGCTAACGGTATCAAAGATTGCTTCAACTGATGCTCAAAATATTTACAGTGGAACTATGCCCACTTTTACTCCTCCTAGTGCTAGTGGAGTTGGTGTAGGCCAAACTTGGAAGAATGTTAACCCTAATCGAGCGGCTGGCACAACTTATACGAATAATGCCGGTAGTCCTATTATGGTTTCTATTGGTATAGTCTATAATAATAATGAATCAGACTTAGTTGTTGATTCTATGAGTATGGGCACAGTTGGCGGCAATGGTATTGGTTCTGGCCAACTATCTGCAATCGTCCCTGCTGGTGGAACTTACAGGGTGAATGGTCCGACAGACGGCTGGGCTCCTATAAGGTCTTGGGCAGAATTAAGTTAATGGATAATATGGTATTTTTAACGTCAAAGGTAATGCAACATGTCGTATAATATAAATCGAGCCAACGGTACTACCTTTTTGGTCTTAAATGACAATGTAGTCAATAAGGACTATTCAGTTACGTTTGTTGGTAAAATGGTGCCCAATTACGGGACGGCTGTTAATACCAATTTTTTACGTTTATTGGAAAATTCTGCAAATGCAAATCCACCATCTAAGCCTGTAGCTGGGCAACTTTGGTATGACACTGCTCACAAGCAACTAAAATACTATACCGGTACAACTTTTCACACCATTGACAGTTTTCCTCCCAACACATCAGGAACCACAGCATTTTTGTCTAGCGACGGACTAGGGAATTATTCTTGGGTAACATTGAACAGTTTGTTTACCGACACTATTGTGAATCTTGGAAATATTTTGGGACCGACGGTTATTGATCGAAACCGAGGAAGTATTTTTAAAGCTATTGCAACCGGAAGTTTTACCCTGTCCGTTACAAATTGCACTGCTGGGCAGAGTTTTACACTAATAGTAACTCAAGACGCTACCGGCAGTCGGGTAGTAACGTATCCTGCAGGATTTAAATTTACTTATGGTTATAAAACACTCAGCACCGCCGCTGGTACAATAGACATGTTAAACGTGTTTTATGATGGCACTACGTATTATACTACATTAACTGCTGGATACACTGCGTAATGAATTTTGGTGGGAGTAGGTTAGGTTTTTGGTTTATAACCCCTGCTAGTTTTTCAGTAACGCCGGGTGTTAACACTTGGAATGTATTTGAAAATATTCTAACTACAACTTTAACAACCACCACAACTACAACTGCTGCGCCCGTAATAACAACTACAACTGCTGCGCCCGTAATAACAACTACAACTGCTGCGCCCGTAATAACAACTACAACTGCTGCGCCCGTAATAACAACTACAACTGCTGCGCCCGTAATAACAACTACAACAACGCCGGCTCCTATTGGTCCATTAGGATTCAATAATAAAAATTATGGGTTTATTAAATCTACAGCTGGCGTTGCTAAATTAACACTTAGATTTTTTGATAATGGAATATGGCAAATTATTCCTTCAAATACAGGAAATGCTCCTGTACCACAGAATGATTTAAGTTCTTGGGCTTTAGTTACTGGAAACTGGTATACCCCACAAACCGCTGGTATAGGGTCTGGTTATCTTTATAGAGTACAAACTACTAGTATTTCTATTAACGGTGCTGGTACTGTTTTCCCAGACAATACAAATCCAGGTACTTGGTTGCCATTTACGGCTACAGGTAATCCAGAATTAGCATCGGCTGCAATAACTGCTGGAGGCAGTGATGAGGCTTTTGGAGACTTTACCGTTGAAATTGCTATTAATAATGGTGGAACTGCTGGAACAATAGTATCAACAAGCATACTGTCATTGAATGGAAGTAGGGGCGCATAAGTTGACATCCTCATCAGATTCTGATATACTAAATAATTCTCAATCGTAGTAAACTTGAGTAATAAATTAAAAATGCCGCAGTATACACTAGTTCATCAAAATGGTATGCCGTTGATTAACGATGCAACCACAGATCCTGATTCTTATATACTAGAATTTGGTCAAAGACTATTGGTGGATTCTCCACCCGAATATGATCCCGAAACCCAAGCATTAAGGCGAGTAGAACCTGTGCCTAACACAGCCACAGCAATTGAGTATGTGATTATCTCCAAGCCAGATCTGCCTGATTTTATTAAAGCTAGAACGAGAGGATCTGTGTAATGGCATATACCCAACAAGGTACCAAACTAGTCGGCACCAGTTATACTTTTATCACTTATGGTCCTGCTCAAGGTATCAGTCTTGCATTAAGTAGTGATAGTAACACGTTAGCTGTTGGTGGTTTTGGCGACAATGATACCGCCGGCGCTACTTGGATTTTTACTAGATCCGGTAGTACTTGGAGTCAGCAAGGTAGTAAACTAGTTGGTACTGGTGCCACCGGATCAATAAGTAATCAAGGATTTAGTGTAGCGTTGAGTGGTGATGGTAATACGTTGGCTATTGGAGCTCCGGGCGATGATACCAGTATTGGTGCTACCTGGATTTTTACTAGATCCGGTAGTACTTGGACACAACAAGGTAGTAAACTAGTTGGTACTGGATATACCAATGGTCCACTAAATGTATTTCAAGGTATTAGTGTTGCGTTAAGTAACGATGGAAACACATTAGCTGTTGGTGGATATCAAGATAATAGTGGCATAGGTGCTACCTGGATTTTTACTAGATCCGGCGGTGCTTGGACCCAACAGGGTACTAAACTAGTTGGTACTGGATATGCGATCCCGGGCAGTGCATTCCAAGGAACGAGCGTAGCATTAAGCAGTGACGGTGATACTTTAGCTGTTGGCGGTCCCTTGACCAATACTAGTATTGGCGCGACTTGGATTTTTATCAGATCCGGCGGTACTTGGACTCAGCAAGGTACTAAACTAGTTGGTGCCGGGTACACTCCTTCATCGTATGGGCCCGGTACTCCTAACCAAGGAAGTAATGTATCATTAAGTAGTGATGGTAACACGTTAGCTGTTGGTGGGCCGCAAGATGACACTTATATAGGTGCTACTTGGATTTTTACTAGATCAGGCAGTGCCTGGACTCAGCAAGGTACTAAACTAGTTGGAACCGGGTATATCGGAAATCCTAACCAAGGAGCAGGAGTATCACTGAGTGGTGATGGTAATACATTAGCAATTGGGGGGCACTGGGACGATACTGATATAGGTGCTACTTGGATTTTTACTAGATCCGGTGGTACCTGGACTCAACAAGGTACTAAACTAGTTGGAACCGGATATACAAGCCCTACCAATCAAGGACGTAGAATAGCATTGAGTAGTGACAGTTCTACACTAGCAATAGGTGGAGCAAACGACGATTCTGGTATAGGCGCTACTTGGGTTTTTGCTACCCCTGCACTAACAACTACTACAACCACAGAAGCGCCAACAACTACTACAACTGCAGCGCCAACAACTACAACAACTGCAGCGCCAACAACTACAACAACTGCAGCGCCAACAACTACCACAACTACGGCACCAGTAGTAACTACCACAACTACGGCACCAGTAGTAACTACTACAACAGCAGCGCCAACGACTACCACAACCACAGCAGCGCCAACGACTACCACAACCACAGCAGCGCCAACGACTACCACAACCACAGCAGCGCCAACGACTACCACAACCACAGCAGCGCCAACGACCACCACAACCACAGCAGCGCCAACGACTACTACCACTACATTGCCCCCGGGTAAATTGTTTACTTTGACAAATACGGGTAAAATAGACGTAGAAATACAGTCAATGACTTTTACAGATCCTGCAGGTATTGGGCATGTTGCCAACTTAACAAATCTAGGAGGTAGTAGCGCAGTTAGCAGCAATCAAGTAGCACTAACATACAATCTAAGGACTGGAACTCCAGCAACGTTTACAGTAGATTACCAAAGTGCTGTTGGTACCGCTGTTGGAACTTATTCCGGACGAATAGTTATTAACGGCAAATACAACACCAAGCAAACTATTAAAAGTACTATTGTAGTTAACGCTAGCCCTACACCGCCTGCACCGCTCCCAAGTCCGAGTGGGGGATGTGAAATTGAAGGCACGAAGCTAAAAGGACTGTCTACTGCTATAACCAGTGGTGTGGCATCAATAACCGGTAAGACTACAGGCAGCATTGTTTGGGGCGACAATGTATATGGATATACCAGTGACAGTGATTTTGCAAAAGCAGCGGTTCACGCTGGGGTACTGACAGATGGACAAACTGGAAATGTACGATTTACTAATTTAAGAAGTAAACCTGGACCATTTCCGGGAACTACTGCAAATGGTGTTACTACAACTCCATGGAACAATTCCTGGTGTACTGTCACATTAGCATTGGAGGCAGTGGCACCTATACCAACCACAACTGCTGCACCAGTAGTAACCACCACAACTGCTGCACCAGTAGTAACCACCACACCGGCCCCGAGCACATATACTTGGGGTACTTACCCGACTAGTATTAATGAAGGCGACTTGGGCACATTCAATGTGAATACAACAAATGTGCCCAACGGAACTCAATTGAGGTGGGAATCAATTAATTTATCAGGGTCTGACGCCCCTGTTCTTACTAATCAATTTGCTATAACTTCAAATACTGGGTCATTTACTATAACAATTACTGCTGATAATTTAACTGAAGGAACTGAAAATTTTGCAGTTGAAATTTATACTCTCGGCGGAGACTTGGTTCTTACAAGTAATACAATTGCTATCGTTGATTCGAGCATATCAGCAATACCACTGCAAACAACTACAACCACAGCACCAGCATCGGATCCTAGAGCAAACTGGGAACCTATTTATGGTCTTCAAGAAGAAGTACATCAAATTGTACGTTGGCGGGATACAGTAACAGGTCAAATATATAATTATGACGGCACTCCGTATGTGCCTTTTGACGGAAACCAAGCGGGTTGACACTTAACTTTTAACACCCAAAAAGATACAAATACTGGAGCCGATACGATTTGATTGCAATTGTACCAAAATTTACTGTTGAACAGGATGGCACGACTATAAACGTTTACCATGCTGACACGGGTCAAGGCTTACCTAGACACGATCATGTATACAGCCATTTGGTATTTTGCCATGCTGGAAAAATTCTCATAACCAAAGAAAATGTTGAACGTGAAATGGACAAGCACAGTCGCCCAGTAAACTTACTTGCTGGTGAATGGCACGAAATTGCTGCACTTGAAGATAATACAGTATTCGTTAATATTTTTTCAACGCCAATACCAGACAAATTTGGTAATCGACCAGTTATTTAATTTGGCTCACGTCAACACTGCAGAGGTCAAGGAATTCAACGCCGCTGTGGTCACGATAACTGTGCCTATAGTAAACTGATGCAATACCACTTTGGTATATCAGTTTAGCGCAGTCCATGCAGGGCGCGTGGGTAACAAACATAGCAGCACCCAACCCGGATTCGGTACTGCGAGCTAATTTTGATACAGCATTAGATTCAGCATGAATCACCTCGGGACGAGTTTTTAAAGTAACCTGAAATCCGTCCTCGTGATATATTTCATCTTCGCAATTGTTGTCCCATCCTGCTGGCGTGCCATTAAACCCAATGCTGACGATGCGTGTCGCTTTAACAATAATTGCGCCCACTTGCAGCCTACGGGCACGACTTAGCTGAGCTGTTCTCTCAGCTATGTCCATATAGTAGTCAACAAACCTTGGCGTCATACCAAGGTAGCAGTCATAGGGAAGATTTCAGCAACGACCTCGGCACAAGCAAGTGCAATCTCTTGATGCTCTAATTGTGTGCCATTGGCTGCTCGCAGTTGGATATAATGGATCCAACTCCTAAGTGTGCCATTCATGTATAATCTACTAACAGTGTTGCCTTCGGGTAGCACTGCTCGAGCCTGTTCTTTGGCAATGCCATTGCCCACAGCCCAAGTATAAGTTTCTTTCGCTAACTTGATTAGTTGATGTTGCCGCTCCAACCACATCTTGTTGAGTTCTCTGTGTGCAGGATCAGTCAAGTCTAGCTCAACACTGTTTTGTCTATTCTTAGCATCCTGTAGTCGGGTCTCGCGAATGGCAAAATCCAAATCCTGCGTAGGATCAGCATAGCGTTGACTAAACTCTTGAAAGCTAAAACTGCGATGGCGCAAGATCTGACGTGCAATGTCCCTAGTGGTTTCAATCTCCAAGCAGACCGACACCATTTCCAGTGGACTCCAGTGTTGGTGTCGAATCAAATAATTGATTAGTCGCTCACTGGTATCAGTGTTAAGCTGATTGCTAGGGTTGCTGACCCTAGCACAGTAAGCAACGAGATCTTGTACGTCGGGGCAAAATCCAAATTCGTCCTCTAGTGCGGCAGGAACTTGGCTATAGCTAATTAATTTTACCTTCATAGATCTTTAAGTAGTTGGTCGGTTTTAGCTTGCACGGTACGTGCTACAGAAGCAACAGAAATATAATAGTCCACATCTTCAATGTAATCATCAAGTTCACGGAGCCGATCCGACAAATGCTGGTCAAGACTTGTTGGATCATGTCCTGCGGCCAAAAGCTGAGCTATGTTGATTGGAACACGGCTACCGTCTCGGAGATTCACTACCACGTACTGAATAACTTCGATAGGAACATCCGTTTTATCAACCTCTTTAATCCACCGTTGCCATTGGGCTCGGGTATTGAGTGTGATTTTTTTAGCTCTTGGCCGTCGGGGCTTTTTTTCTTGCATTGGCCGCCGCTCGCTTGGGGTTAGTAGTAGCATCTGACTCGTTAATTGGGTTTGTGGATGTCTCAACCGCAGTGCCTGCTAGTTCAACAGCTTCTTGGTCAAGTACGTCGGCCTCCTTTAGTAATTCAGCAGCTTGCTGACGCATGCGAGCGCTTTGATCACGACGTTGTTGCGCTAAATCTTCGTCAGTTAGCACGTCGGGGACGGTAGGTGCTGCAGCAGTGGACTTGGTTGGGCGAGTTAGGTCATTTAGTTTCTTATTGGCCTGCTTGCCACGCTCCATTTCTCCAATAATCCTGTTGACTTCCTCAAGAGTAACCTTGGTTGCAGGGTTGGGTGTAAGTGTGACTTGACTGGTGGGAATTTTTTTAATAAGTCCACCGGCATGCAGTGAATTTAGTGCATTAGTTCCGTCCTTCATGGTAACACGAAATAGTACTTCAGCCAAGGTGGCTGCAGATTGCCCGGCGTTGCTTTCTACGCAGCGCATTACTTCTTCGTGGATCAATGGGGAGAGAGAATCTGAATATGCAACCAAGCACATATGATCCTCGTCGGGCACGGTGTTGTATAGCACAACCAGCTTTTTGCCCTTGTGCGTTCCTATGTGCTTGATCATGGCATTTACTCAGCTTCAGCGGGTGTGTCGGCAGTCTCGCCAGCATCGCCATCGGGCGCAGCAGCACCTTTGACTTGCTCTAGGAAGTTGGCAATTTTTTCATAAACTTTACCAACAGCAGTGAATTCTTTAGGGCGGAAAGCACCGCGTTGTGTAGCAACGTCGACAATGCTGAGTACTGCGCTCAAATCGTCTAGTGTAAGGGTAACTTGGTCTGGTGCAGGTGTGTTAACTTGAGTTTCGGTCATGACAACAATCTCCTTTAAGTGTGTAATTGGTGTGTCAATGTTATTTAACTGTGTAGATAATTCGGGAAAAATTTTTTATCTTGAATTCAAATCCATCAGGTTCAAACTAAAAAATACCAAGTCGGTATCGTCCTCAAAGGCAGCACAATATAGATAGTCGAATCCGCTAGTAGAATTTTTCACGTAGCGTTGCCCAAAAAAGAATCTTGAATCGGTATGTTCGTAAATCCAGTCTAGTATAGACGTAGAATTGACTGCAGTAAGTGAAAAATGTACTGCTGAAAAATGCGGGTAAAGCACCTCTACCCGCCGCTGATTGTGATAGTCTAGTGGATTGAACTCCAACTTATTTTGGAGCATCATATGGAACTGTAATGCCCCAAGGAGCTTCGATTCGCTCTCCGCCACTGTGAGCGATCCACAGTGTTTGGCAGTAGTTCTCATCGCCCCATCCATCACCAGTAGCCATGTCTGTAAAGAACACCAACAGTTTGGGCTGAATGTCGTTTTCTTTCATCCATTCCCAGTTAACGTCAAAGCTGGTTCCACCACCGCCCTGTACTTGGTAGTCTACAATGTCGTCCAAGTTGTCGTTAGTAAACACTTGGTGATTGTACACTTCGGTGTCAAAACTCCACACTTGTACGCGAAACTCGGCGTACTGCTCCATAATGCCTTTGATCTCGCCCATAATGTCTCGCAACATTTTGTCGTTCATGCTGCCTGAAGCATCAATAGTCACGCACACGTCAATAGTTTCTTCGGGCAACAAGCCGGCCATGATAGCATCACCGTGCCAACCTTTGCGGTTAGGTCGCATGAAACTGTAGTCATTTTTGATAGTGCTTTGAATCTGCTGTGGCAGCAGTTCACGCCAGTTCATTTTAGGTTCGGTAAAATCTCGAATGAGACGACCAATACCTTTTGGCAAATTACCAGCACCGGCTGCTTGAGCAGCCTGAATCATAGCATCTTTAATCTCGTCTTTGATTGCCTCGCGTTGTTCTTTAGTAAGCCTAGGGCGGCCGTTGTTGCCCGAATCATTGTTGCCATCGTTGTCGTCCTCGCCGTCCATGTGCTCGTCCAGCAGTTGGTCAACTAGGTCTTGAATATTGATCTTTTCAGCGTTTGCATAGAGATGATCATAAATCTCTTCCGAGCTCCAACCTTGGTACTTTTTGTCGTACAGTCCAGGGGTCTTGCGTGGACGCTGACCGATCTTAGATTCAATTAGGTCAGCGTTAACACAATAGTCGGCCGCGCAGTTGTACAGCCTAGGGTCACGATGTTCACGACGCCCAAAGTGGTCATAGCATACATGCAGAATTTCGTGTCCAATTACAAACTCAATCTCTTTAACTGACAGCTCCTTAAAGAACTCGCTGTTGTAGTAGAGACTGCGCCCGTCTGTGGCCGCAGTACCCAACCACTCGTCACCATTGACCAGCGTCATGCGGGTTGCCAAGTTGCCAAAAAACGGTTGTTTCAACAGCAGGCCAATTCGTGCAGTAACAATCTTTTCGCGCACTTCGCGATCCACTCGCGGATTAGTAACAGTCTTGACTGCTGATTTCTCAGCTGAATTAGTGGTAGTCATAGTGTATCTCCTGCTGTTGGGTTGTATTACTTGGACTCGTTGGCCACAGCACTAATATACTTACCGTAGCGCTCGCTAAAGGCCTTGAAACTGACCAGTTTACGATGATCTAGTGGCAAGTCATATGTGCTAAGAGCAACACGGGCGCCCATAATAACAACCTCAGTAGTAAAGTTGTCCATCATGTACTGGAAAAAGTTGTCAACTTCTCGGTTCCACTTGTCACGTCGGGCGTTACCGTATTCGTTAAAACGATCACGCAGTTCGTAGCAAAGACTGGTCACTAAACTGTACATGGCTGAAATTTCTTTAGTATCCAACTTGGTGGACTTGCCTGCTAGGATATCAGCGGGCTGGGGCAGTTTGCTGGAAATCTTGCGATGTGCCATAAACTTGATGCCAAGCCCTTCACCAACACAACCACTGATCAAATCGGTCAGCTCGTCGTCTGTAGCTTCGGTGTCTTGCAAGAACTCGCTAACAAAGCTCCAGCTACGTGGAGTAGGAAAGCTACGACTTGCGCTCTTGGGATCATGATCAAAAAGGTCTTGTTTGGCAAATGTAATGTAGCCAACCACATCCTGGTGAATGTTGTTGTTAACAGCCCAAGTTTCCCAGCTGGGAAAGTCAACACGCACTTCTAAATGCACAAAACGGTTAGCCAGCGGGCTGGGCATACGGTAAGTAACACCTTTGTCGCTTTCGCGATTGCCGGCAGCTACTAACACCACATTCTTAGGCAGTACATACTTGCCAACTCGACGATTGAGAATCAGCTGATAGCCGGCTGCTTGGACAGCAGGAGCTGCCGAGTTCATTTCGTCTAGGAACAGTACAACAACGGGGTACTGGCTAGCTAGTTCTTCGTCGGGCAAGTCCACTGGGGGTGCCCAGTCCATTTTGCCTAGTTCTTTGTTAAAAAACGGAATACCACGAATGTCTGTGGGCTCCATCTGTGCCATACGCAGGTCAATCATATGGCCGCCAAGTTCGGCAGTGATATCAGCAATCAGTTCGCTTTTGCCGACTCCGGGAGGGCCCCAGAGAAACACAGGGCGTTTGATGTCAAAACAATGACGCACACGGCGCCGTGCTTGGTCTAGGGTAACTGTACGATTAGTGCTAACTACTGCAGACATTGTGTTCTCCGTAAAATTTGCTAAGTTCAGCTATTATATGTGGAATTAAATGGCCTGTCAACTGTAGTTGAAAAACGACACTTTTTATGCTGTTTTGTGTCGTTTTTCTTCGGTTTCGACCTCATCTTGGTGGCGAAATCCAATAGCAGCCATTACAGCAGCATCTTTGTAGCGTAAGGTGCCAATTAGCTCATCGTCGGAATAGACTTGATATTCTTGGCCGTGCTTGACTACTACAGCGCCAGTGGCCAAACTGGTGAAGATGATTTCATCAGGTTCATTCATTATGCAACAGCCTTATAAAGTTTTTGTACGTCTACATCGTGCATCAGTGCCCAAGTTTGGTCATTCTCACCAAACAGTATCAATCGGTAAGTGTCTATGTAGTAGGGTTCAGTCAGTGATTGGGCGATGGCCACCGTGACTCGTATTGGCAGGAAACTGAGCTCACGGGTGACCAATGGAACTTCTAGTGCGGTACTAGACGAATATGCTTTAAAAATTTTCAACCCTATTTCACTGAGTCTATAGGGATTCGTACGAGGACCTCCCCAACGAGGAAACATCCAAATTTTATTTTCTTCTAGGATAGAAAATTGGTATTTTTCTCGGATCTTTGCTTGAGCTGATTCGTCAAAATACTGCTGTACGAGTTGTTGCCGCTCAAGGGCTGGGCCAGACTGTGGTTCCATGATTCAACAATACCACTGTGAATTTATCGGTTTTGAATTGGATGTTTAGTTTCTTTGCTAAATTAATCGCGTGTCCACGATTACTATGGCTTACTTTTTTGTATTTGGGCCCGGGATAATTTACCAGTACATTCATGGTTTTCAAGTTTATTGGACGATTGTCATAGAACACAGCCCATACACCATCGGCTTCCAAGACTTGATCTGAACGATAAGTGGATTTGTCAATGTGCTCTAATAGTATAGTGGGTTTGGGTCGTGACATTAAATAAATAGATTGTCGTATGTGACTAGTCTATTTATCTGTAAAACTGCCTCCTATCAGTGCTACCGCTTCGTTAGCAGGAGCAGTAGCAGTTTCAGCAAATGCCACGGCTAGGATTTGTCCAATTTCTAAAGCTAGGTCTTGTGCTTGATTAAGTGTTAGCACAATCTTAGGGGTGTTAGTTTGTTGTGCTACCTGTACACGATTTAAAAATTGTTGAACATGCGCCATGGTCATATTAAATCCACCTTAAAGTAAAAATTTCAGCATCCTGTTTGCTGTAAAATACAAAGTCCATATAGTCTTCAGTTGGGTGTGTAGTAAACCTGTCCCCGGGCAGCCCAAATGTTTCTATCGCCCACACACAAATAACATCCCAAGGAGCAATGTTTCCGTCTTGGTCACACCAAGGTATTTGTACCGGATACCGCATCGGCGTCATCTCTAGTTTTAAACGGCCCACAGAAAGGATTACGTGCCAAGTGGATAACTTTGGGGCAAAGCTCTACGGTCCAAGAACCATTGTAGTTGACGGCATAGTATCCAGCAGCATACCAACAGCGACTGCGACGCTTTACAGTATACATGGGGATACGACGTACGATGTCGTATACTGGATTGTGTACTGCGCCCACAGTGGGATAATCGGACACGATAGTAGTCTGGGGACCAGGCTGAAACTTGTCAAATTCTACATTGAATCGTTTTTTTACTGTTTCTGTACTGGGCACTATTTCTTGTTGGCCAGTAGTAAATTTAACCAAGTACTGACGATTTACAGCATTAACCGTGCCAACTTTTTGGCCATCTTCTACAATGACCCAGCTTTTATTTTTTAATATGGGCTTGGCAATTTTTGTCTTCATACTAGTGCCTTTGTAAAAATATCTACATAATATGCGGCTTGCTCGCTAATTTTAACTAGGTCGTGCCGCCCACAAAATCTCAAAAATTCAGTTCCAATCATAGGTGATTGTCTAGGGGTAGCAGCACCAACAGTTTCGTCAATCAACTGTCGAATCTCTGCTGGCTGTGCAGAGAGATCTACCAGTGTAACATTGCGCTGATAATCATCCAGCACACGATGTTCAACCCCGTCATGATCTACCCAACGCTGTAGGACCAAGTTGTTCCAGTTATAACCTCGATTCAGTCGATCAGCAAAGGCTTCTTGTAGCCCGGGCTTGCTTTTAGTGCCTCGTGTACGAACACCAGGATAAGCAGAGAAGACATTGTCACTGCTGTCGCCGCGCATACACTTTTCAAACAGTGCCCACTGTGGATCAGGCACTGCCTTAGGCTCATTGGTCTTTTTGTCTATTACTGGACGACCACGATCATTAACTATGCCGTTAATGGTAATCAACTCGCGATTAACGCCGTTGTAGATACTGACATTGTCGGCTAACAGTTGATAGTAATCAGTGTCTGTACTGACAATAATATGCTGGTCCGTAGGATGATTTTGTATCCAACCAGCAATTAAGTCATCAGCTTCTAGTCTAGGATGTTGCAATACAGTGCAATTGGTCTTGTCTCGAATAAATGCAGTTAGCTGATCGTAGTTTTCCCAAAATGCACGATCTTCTTCAGCTTCACGTACATTTAAGGCTGCCCTTGCTTCACTGCGATTACGCTTGTAAGGAGCATAATGGTCCTTGCGCCAACTACGTCCTTCTAAACAAAATACAGCATGGTCAGCCGATTGGTCACGCCAAACTTTTTGTACTGATGCTAGTGTGGTATGTATAGCAAAGCCCAAGCGTTCGCTAATGTCGGCTTGTCGACTTACTGTGTGTCTAGCACGAAAGTAACTGTTAGCTGTATCAATAACAATATATTTGGTCATTTTTTAACTATATGAGCTGCGTTCTTTGTCGATAGGTGTACGTCGAACTAAGGGCGGGATGTTGCCGTATTCTTCCCACGTTTCCATTGCTACGTGTCTACAAATACGCTGGAACCACTGGTCTACCATAGCATCGTCTGTGTCCCCAGGATAGCCATTCTTTTTTAGCCAAGCAACAAATTGTGGATTCCAATCTAGCTCAAAGCTACCTTGCCCGGGGTTGTTGGTGTCCAGCTCAAAGCGTGTAACCGTTACCCAAGGCTGGTTGTTTCGTGTGGCTAGTTCTTTCTCACTTGGGGTAGATCGTTTAAAAAGATTCTTTAGTGCATCAAAC